AATGGAAATTTAACTACATCCCCTACAGTAGGTGTAGCTAACGGTATGTCATTTGTACCTGCATCAAACATTAGTGGTTTAGTAGCCAACACAATATATTATGTTGATACTATTTTATCAAACACTACATTCAGCGTTTCAACTACACAATTAAGTGTTCAACCTCGTGTGATGGCTACATTAACTAATTCATCAGGAGGCACGGTTAAAGCATCTTTTAATGTCGTTGATGCATATTTCAATAACCCAGTTGGTGGAACTGGTTTTCCCGCAACAAATGCTAATACATATAGCGTAGTAGGTGGTAATACAGCTATTATCGGTAAGCAAGTACTTGCACAAGTTGCTATTGGTGTTAATGGTACAGGTACATTGTACTCTGCAACTAATACCGCTTATGTAACTGGTATTGGTACTGATTTGGCAAACACATTAAGTGTAGGTTCTGCTATTCAAGTTGCTAGCGCAAACATCAACGGTAGTACAAATTATACTACGATAGGTTTTGCTAACACCGTTGGTGGCTTCACAGCAATTGCTGTTGCTAACACAAACAACACCGGTAACATCATTCGTACTACCGGTAATGCTCAGACATTGTTTGCTAATGGTACAGTAAGATTTACTGCTAACTTGGGTGGTCTAGTATCTGGTCAAGTTTATTTTGTTAAAGCAATTGCTAACGCAACTGCACTTACTGTTTCAGAAACATTGGCTGGAGCAGAAGTTGATTTGTCTAATGCTACGGGCACACCTGATGCACAACAAGATGTAGTTGAACTAGTTGCAAACGCCGCAGTTGCCTCAACAGGCGCCGCATTTGTCTATGCAAATGATGAAGCAGGTTTCATTGTTCGTCAAAAGGGTAAGCAAAAATATTTAGTTACAGGCACAGTTACTGGATTAACATCACAGTGCTTTACTGCAAATCTTGCAAATACCGCATTGACTCCTAATACAATGCGGATTCTTGCTACATATGCTAATAGTGCTACTCAAACGGTTCAAAGTTTAAGTGATCACGTTGGCGAGTTGTTTACTGCTACTTCTGGTCCAGTTGCCACCGGTAATATTGTATTTCAAAATGCTACTCCGATATTTGCTACATTCAACACCGCAGCAGCAGCCAACTCAGTTGGTGCTCAGCCTTACGAAATAGTTTCTATTGCTAGCGCATAATCATGGTGCCCTCTAAAATGCAACCGGAAACTGAAATTGCAGTACTTCAGTACCAAGTTAAGAACCTTGAGGATAAAATTGGGGAACTTAAACTGAATCTGAGGGCATTACATGATGCAATTGAAGCTAATGCAGAAGAAACTAGAAAAATGCTGAAATCTATGCGCGAACAGGATGTCAAAGAACACAATGAATTAGCTAGTAAAATTTCTGCACTTGAAAAATGGCGATGGATGCTAATGGGGGCCGGTGTAGTAATCGGCTCTATGGGGTTACCTACAGTGGCAGCACTATTAAAATAAAAAAAGAGACTTAGGTCTCTTTTTTTGTAAGTGACTTTAATTTAGATTGAACCACATCAAAATGTACTGTGTTAAATAATCCCGGATGCAACGGTTTAGGATATTGATTATCACCCACCCATGCATAACCACAATGTTCGTCATTTAGTTTTGGTACAAACTCATCGTCTACTTCACAGAAAAATGTATGATAGGTGAATGCATGGTTGATAAATTTTTGAAGTGGAACTAATTTTGCATTATATGGAAAAGATCCTAGTTCCTCTTGACATTCTCTTGCGATCCCTTCAAATAGAGTTTCATCATCTTCTATCTTTCCGCCGGGTATTCCCCAGTTTCCCGGGTTCTTATTATCAGTACGCAACAGATATAGGTAGCGATCTGTTTTATTGCTATAAAAGAAAACTCCCGCTGCCTGGTTGCTCATACTATGATTTTTCACAGTATTAGATGACCACTGAATAATTTCCCTGATCGTACCAACCCTCAAAACTTTTCTGCCAAATATCATCTATAAAACGATATTGGACATTAGTTGTTAAGTTGGTTACATATTCTAATGTAGTTGGTGTTGCTACCGTGCTATCAAAGCTGACAACCCATTCACCAGTACCTGTGCTGTATTCAATGATATCATTAGCAAAAGCAATCACCGTGCCCCAAGAAACTGTACTATCACCCGGTGCACCAATATTTTCTACTAGTAAATATCTACGACCATTAATTGGTCCGGGTAATCCTGCATTAGGGCCTGTCATTTGAGGATTTATAACACCATCAACTGGAGTTAATGTATTTTGCGGCAATGTATCAGGGTCAATGTTGTAGATCAATACCCTATCATCGTTTGGATTGGGTACAATAGTACCTACAATTTCAGTAGTCATATATGGATTTTGCAGCCAAATTTGACTTATGCCCGGTTTAATAGTTCCGTATACATTCAATACACTGGACCAGTATATATCTGTATCAGGATTATCCGGTAGATTTAGATTATCATTAGAAGGATCAAATGCAATAGCCTGTGGTAATATCTGTAAGGTATTTCCTAATAACAAAATCTTATAACCATATGGTGTTATCTTTTGTCTGGTGCCCAATAACATGTCATCATTTTGCATATCTTGTAATGCATTACCTGAAAAAATACTTGCTATAATTTTCTCAACAACTCCCATCTTCTTGACTTTACTTGCAGTAGTGATCCATATTGGCATATAGAATTTCCAACTCAAAACATCAATGGGATTTCCAGTACCAACTGGAATAATACGACTGCTAAATGTCAATCCATCTTGAAACACGGCACTAAGACTTGTCCAGTCTAGAAAGTTATCAGTACTTTGAATTTCTAATGCAGGATTAAATATCGTTCCTATTTGTTCAACTAATTGTAATTTTTGATTATAGTTGGTTGTCCAAAAATCAACTGTGATTCTTAATGTATACGGAACTGGCATTAATCTTTCAACCGTAAATGCTTGTCCTTGTACAGTTTCATATTGTTGTGTTTCTTGATTATATGCTCGTTGACGAACATTAATCTTGTCTACGAACGTAGGATCCTGAGTCCATTTTTGATTGTACTCCAGACCACTTATATAATATGTAATTAACGGTGCGCTAGGCAAGTTACTTGCGCTATTATTAGCAATAATAGTTGCGGCTTGTCTACTACTATCACCATACATGATTGGTACACGCACAATAATATCATTACCTGCAGGGTCTTTACCTTTAGTAACTTCCCAGTTTGAAAATATTTTTCCAAACTGGATTAAAAATCTGCGTATCTGCGAATCATAGAAGAAGGCGGCCATGTAAATACCTTAAGGTTGTGGGGGAATTGGATCTGGTTGTAATGCTAGGGCAGTAGACAATGCTTGGCGTTGCGGAACATATGTACCGTCAGTAAGTTTTGTCTGTGCGGTATCATTGATGAAACCTGATAACAACGATTGATCTTGTGCAGTGAATCCCGTATCTGTTCTTATATTAGATGATATTCTAACCCATACTCTACCGTCCCAACGATATAATAGTTGTGGGAAGTAATCAATTCGTAAGAAATAATCACCTACTTGGGGACTTGTTGGGAAACTGATGCCAGCACCGGAAATAGAAGCACCATCTGAGACTCCATTAGGAGCGGTCCCATCACCTGTCATATAACCGGCACTATAACCAAAACTACGTGGACTACTACGAGAAATAAATTGAAATGCAGGATCACAATCTGCTCTCCAATCCATTTGTTGACTAATTGTTCCGGTAAATCCCGGAAGTTCAGGGTTAGCATCAGCAGTGGCGTATGTATTATCCGCGGTGCCATATGGCCCCGTGCTTGGTCCGCTACTAGTAACAGTTAGTACTATTTCACCACTAACTCTACCTGAATTTGTATCTGTTCTTTCTGGTGCTAGTGTGAATGTTTCTAAATGAGTGGTATTGAATACCTCTAATTTATCATACCCCATGTCAGCAGTCATATCCCAAATACTTTTTATTGCTGCCTTAGGTATTCTGATTACTGGACTTGCATTTTTATATAGGCTACTACTCACCATCATCACTGTACCTGTATAAGCAGGATTAGGTACTCCGCCATTTGTGTTTACATTGATAGGCGGAGCAGGATTGTTAATTGCTCTGGATAATACACCGTTACTTGAATATTCCCCGTATGTAGGTACAATATACAAATTATTACTATTGTAGCCTGATTTTGGAACAAGCCTGGCAGCTTCTTGAAGTGCAGCATTATTGATTGCAATGTTGGTATTGTAAGTAGCAAGAATATCTTTGAGATTATCTGCTGTATCCAGTTGCCAATATGTAGTATTAGGTGGGGTAATCCCTGCAGGAACATCAATCAATGCCGTATAATTTTTGTCACCGTAAGTAATAACATATCCTGCAGGGTACGGACTGGCAATATCCCAAATACCCAAGTAAGTATCTTGGTCTATCGGAGCAGTTAATATCTGACTAAATTCTTCACTATCAACTAGTGGTTCACACTTTATACGCCATATATGAGGGAACCAAGTTGGGCTGAAACCTTCACTTGCATAGTTTGCATCGGTAACCTGCATGAATCGCTTCAATGCGGTTGGTATAGTTTCTTTTAACGGATTATAATCAAGCAAGTGCGGTAACTCAATCACATCGCCTACCATCAATTTTCTACCAACTAAATCAATCATATCATTATAATGAACCGTAATGAATATGATATCATTGTTTAAGAATAATCCAAACTGACTCAAATCAAAGTCTAAATTCTGTACATTATAGTGACCACGCACACGGTAAACATTTGGGTCGTATGTTCTGTCACGATTCTCTAGAAATAACAAGTCTTGAATGTTAGTGGGGCTTAATACATCATAGTTTGGTTGTGTATAATCAGTTGAAGTGCCCTGATTGGTAGGGCCTAGGTATTTATGAACATACAAATCCGTGGCACCTGCGGTGAACTGTTCTGATATCGTTCTATCAAAAAAGTTGTAGTCGTTCGTTTTATTGGGGCGCCAAAGGCTTAATCTAGGCATAATTAATTCACTTTATTACTTATTTATCGTAAATATAGATGACGGGGTATTACCAAAACTTGACATTAAATGGTTTTGGTGCTATAATAGAATCTTAGACAGTAAAGAATAGGAAACAAAATGCGTAGTTTTACTTTTGATCTAGTAGACATGATGGATGCTAATGGGCGTTGCCGCACAGTTGAAGGTGCTAAGTGGAATAAGCTAGCACTCAAGATGGTCAGTGAGGGTCGTGCTACTCTTGTAGAAAACAGCCGATCAATGACCGGATCCGGGACCGCATTTAGTAAATCGCATGATGTATGTTATTTGCGTTTCAACAAGACAGTTACCGAAAAGGTAAACTAAAAGTAGTATACTCTAAATTTGACATTAAATGGTTTTGGTGCTATAATAGAATCTTAGACAGTAAAGAAACGGAGTAAATTATGTCAGCATTACAAGCATACATTGACCAAAAGAACAAATGGAACCGATTGTTCAAAGGCAAAGAATATGAGTTTGAAACTGCTAAGGGTCGGCAGGGCATTGCCAACAGCCTTGATGCTGACTTGAGCCCAGAGAACTTGTCCTGCGATGGCGAACTGAGCCGCACCCAAGTTAACGCACGATTCAAACAATTGATGGCCGCAGCAACTCAGTTGAAAAAACTGGATCCTAGCATTTGTATCTACGAATTAGGTTGACATTAAATGATTTTGGGTATATAATACTCTTATCAACTCGCAAAACGGAACAAAAATGTCTTATATTCAACAAGCAATCCGCGAATGGGCTTGGATCGTGGGCGAGGAACGCCCGGATCAGCAATGGCTACTGACAGACTACGATTCATGGGTACCCAACCCGCACTATCGCGGTCCTGATCAAGGTCATCCCGAAGATTACTAAGATTAAGCAGGTTGACATTAAATAGTTTTGGGTGTATAATACATACTTAGACAGTTAATTAAAGGACAACGCAATGAATCAAATTCAGTATATCGCAGATGGTTACAACAAGAACCGTGAGCGGGTAGTTCTGTGGCGTACTGGCAACTATCAGTATCAACTGGAAGTTGCTGGCAAAAATACCAATTTCTCTGCTGAATATTATGATGCATTGGAGCGTTTCAAATCTCAAGTAGTTGAAGTGGTAGAAACTCCGGAAGATTTTGCTACTGTGGCTTGAAGGACAATATGATGAACTGTTTCCAAACCGTAGCATCTAATCTGCGTAACACAATCATGGGCAAGGAATTGCTGTTGGACACATACCAGAATCCATCAGTAAATCCTTACCCTAAAGGTGTAAAAGAAATGATGATTCAGATGTTAGGAATCAACATTGGCGAACTACGGCGTATCTTGCAGGATGTGGAACAATGTATTTCCAAGGAACCTGAGTTCTCTGACGAGGATGACAAAGAAACCCGTATGGTGATTAGTGCAGGGCGGTAAAATAAGTTTTGACATTAAGTGCAATCACTGTTATAATCTACTTTAGACAAAGATAGGAATCAACATGGCTACACGCAAACATACGGATGAGCATTTTGTAAAAGCACTCAACCCACGTGATGCTGATACAAAATATATGGGTGAAGAACCTTTCTTCCCACTTCAACCTAATACCGAAGCACGATTCTCGGCTCTTGCCCGCAGCTTTACTTGGTACACCCGATTCTATAGCAAAAAAGATGCTAGGGATTTGATGGCACAATATCTAGATTACAATAAACGCCCTGATGAAGCCAAATTGCTTAGGAAAGTGCATGAAAGTGAATTCATTCTGACATTGTGCTGGATAGCACGAATGACAATGCGCGGGCTAGAATTGACTGAGCATGAAGAACTTGCCTTGCAAAATGACATCAAACGACTGATCAAGACACTAACCGAAACAGAAGTGAAAACTAGTCAAACTAGTATTGCTAAGGAAACTGTAGTAGCAACACGCCCCAATATTCAGGAAATTCTAAAAGAAAAGGCGGGAGAAGCAGCAGGTGAAATGGAAGGGATGATTGACGATTTTGTTACTAAAGGTAAAGCAACAGAAAAGACAGTTGATATCGTGGCAAAATATAATGTTATGCCACAGCATATCCCAATCATTGTTGAAATCTGGAAACGCAAACAAGCTGAATTTCAGAAACTTTCTGACGGTGACGAGTATCTTAAAGAGGGTTACAGGTTTCTAGGTAAGGTTCAGATTCGTAACATTCTCAAATTCATTGATGGGGTTCTCAGTGACTTGAACAGCTACATTAGCATTAAGAAAGCAAGCAAGGCTCCTCGCAAGAAGAAGGCTGTACCTGTTGAAAAGATTGTTGCTAAATTGAAATACTTGAAGGTGTTCAAGGATGCGGCTGCAAAGCTAGACTTGATTAGCATTCACCCTACAAAGTTGCACGGTGCAAGTGAAGCGTGGGTCTATGATACTGCAAAGCGGCGCCTTCATCACTACATTGCTGATGAGTATAGCAAGGTGTTTACTGTTAAGGGTAGTACACTGCTAGGATTTGATTCAGCAAAGAGCGAAGTCAAAACACTACGCAAACCAGGGGAACAACTTAAAGAAGTTATGGGGAGCAAGCCGGCTGCACGAAAATATTTCACAGATATTAAAGCAGTAGCCTCTACGCCGAATGGCAGGTTTAATGAGTCAATGATAATTTTGAAAGCATGGTAATGAATATAGATTTAAACAAATACAAAGATTTCGTAGAAGCTGTAACAAGCAAAGCAAGCAATGACTTGACTACATTTATGGATACATGTGATCGGCTTGATGCTAATTACGAATTAGTTGACGGTGAGATGAAGCACGGTCCTGATGTTAACATCCCGTTGCTACTTACTGCATGTTTGGGATTAGCCGCAGAAAGTGGTGAATTTATTGAAGTGCCCAAGAAGATCATTTTTCAGGGTAAACCCCTCACTGATGAAAATGTCTTCCATATGAAACGTGAACTCGGTGACATTATGTGGTACTGGATAAATGCATGTCGTGCATTGAAACTTGATCCTAATGAAGTAATTGCAGAGAATGTACGCAAACTAGAGTCACGCTACCCCGGTGGAAAGTTTGACGCATTGTATAGCGAGAATCGTAAAGCTAATGATATTTAATAAGTAGGGCAGTAGCCCTACTTTCATTATTGGCTTATAGGCAGCGCCGCCTTGAAGTGTGCCATTAATCCGTCCACAATCCATGCGGTGACGGTAGTTAAGATGAATGCCAACATCCAATTTACAGGACTACCCTTCGGGATGCCTAAACGCCTGCTCACTAGCAGTTCACGTTTCCTGTACCTTACTGGTTGAGATAGAGTAATCTACTATAAGCATTGCCGCGTCATAGTGATAGCGATAGAGGGCGCGGGCTGGTTAAATCTACCTGATGAATTGAAGATTTAACACACAGCGAATACGGCAAAATCCCTTTACGGGTTAGTGAGACATAGACAATCCTCCACTGTAATTTTTGAATTCATCATCGCACTCCCGTAAGGGCCTCAGGAATAGACACCTTTTTGGCGAGTAGGTATTTTATATCTACTCGCCTTTGCCTAGAAATAGAATAAACAAATCAGTAATACCCAGATAAATACACTTATTAGGTAACATATATGTCAACATATCCAACAGCATCAGTTCTTTCTACACCAACTGGATTAAACCTAGATGAATTAAAAGAGTTATTATTCACTAATTTAAGATATCGTTTAGGTGATGGTATGATTGACCTTGAATTAGACCCGCAGCATTATGAAGCAGCATACACCTATGCCATAAAGATATATCGTCAAAGGGCACAAGCAGCCACTGAGGAATCGTACATATTGATGACTATTGAGAAAAATGTAGATACATATACTCTTCCCGCAGAGTTTATCAATGTTAGAAGTATTTTCCGTAGATCAATTGGTTTAGAAACAGGCCCGTCAAGTAGTAGTTTTGATCCTTTCTCCAGTGCTATTTTGAATACATACTTACTTAACTATAACTATGCCGGTGGTATGGCAACATATGATTTCTATGCAGGGTATGTTAAATTAGCAGCAAGAATGTTTGGTGGTTATGTAACATATACATTTAATCCAGTGTCCAAAGTATTGCGTATTGTGCGAGATCCAAAAGGATCAGGGGAACATGTATTGATATGGGCCGATGTACAAAAGACAGAAGAAATATTACTGCAAGACCCGGGTGCTGGAGTATGGATCGGTGACTTTGTTTTAGCTAATCTTAAACTTATGATCGGAGAAGCCCGTGAAAAATTTGGAACTATTGCTGGTCCGGGTGGTGGCACATCATTGAACGGTACTGCTATGAAAGCAGAAGGTAAAGCAGCAATGGAATTACTCATTGAAGATTTGAAGAAGTATGTGGATTTTTCTTTTCCCTTAACGTGGGTCCAAGGTTAGGATAACCTAAACAGTTTTCTTTTTCATACTCCTGTAATATAATAAGTAATATAGGAGCATTTCACATATGATTATTTTGGGGATCACCGGATTGATAGGATCTGGCAAAGACACCATTGCAGATTATCTCACCACACAGCATGGTTTCAAACGAGTCAGCTTTGCTGCTAGTCTTAAAGATGCAGTAGCAGCAGTTTTTGGATGGAATCGTGAGTATCTAGAAGGCACAACAAAAGCCAGCAGAGCATGGAGGGAGAAAAAAGATGAATGGTGGAGTAATCGTCTAGGTATGAACATTACTCCAAGATGGATTCTACAGTATTGGGGAACAGATGTATGTCGTAACCATTTTCATAATGCCATCTGGGTAGCAAGTGTAGAACACAAACTCTTAAACTCTAAAGAAGATGTTGTAATCACAGACTGTAGGTTTGACAATGAAGTTGCTGCTATTAAAAATGCAGGTGGAATAGCTATTAGAGTACAGCGTGGACCAAATCCTGAATGGTATGATGCTGCAATTGCATATAATAGAGGACCAGATGGTAATTCATATTGGGCACTAAGTAAAATGAAGTTAGACAAACTAAAAATTCATGCTAGTGAGTACAGCAGCATAGGATTAAAATATGATTATGTTGTTGAAAATAATGGAACAATTGATGAGTTACATACCAAGATTCATACTATTATCAATAGTCAATCTCAAGGTCTCCCCGTCTCCAAGTAATCTCTTTCTTTTTCACAACTTCTATGCAGTTTAAGCAAATGCTGCGTAGATTAGTTTGTTCATTGTGATCCAAGTGCCCATCAACATGAAATACTGTTATTTGTGTAACGAATAAACTCTTAAAGCCACATAAATCACATGTGGCTTTTTTCTTATAACCACTCTTAGTCCAATTGGCTTTTTGTGGTTTTTGCTTCTGCTTCTTCCTACTACATTCATCACATATGCTTCTGTAATGTGTAACACCGGCACGTTTATAGTTCACTGCTGCGTGATTCTTGTTACATTTATTGCAGAATGGCCGATTATTGTAATTGGGTTTTGAACCGTATGTGCCGTTGTCTATTGCTTTTTGTTTTCTTCTATCACGCTCGCCGACCCGCCTTTTTATTTTTTCTTCATTTTCTAATTTTTTAATTTCTTTGACCTTATTTTTTTCTTCCAGTTGACGAATTTTGGATAGCCGGTTTAGTTCTCGTTGATGCAATCTTTCTTCTCTTTTTTTGTTTCTTTCAAGTCGTTTTGCTTCATTGAAAGGTGCAATTGACGCTTTTTGTTTTTGGATGGATTCTTTACTTTTAGGTCTGCCTTTTGTCCAACCTGGTCCTCTATGTCCACCGGGAGCAATGTTCCATCCAGTTGCTTTTTTTGGTCTTAGTATTTCTTCCATTTCATAGCAATAAGATTCTTCACCGCATAAGATAACATCTTTGATTAGATTGTCCCATCCATATTTCCTAACTGCATGTATTAGATGTGGATTTTTATGTTTCTTGTTATTAATGTCATTCAAATGTCCTTTTAACCTACGGGCATAATCTTTAGAGACTCCAACATATCCGTCGGTAGCTGCATTAGTGTGTTCCGGTAGATGTATCCAATAGATAACAGTACTTTTTATATTCATGTAATTTCCTAAATACCTTTGAAGATATGCTTATTTATAAAAATGCAAGCAATTTGTTATTTTTTAAATTTTTTGCTAAATAATAGTATGCAATTAGGTTGTAAACCTCAGAATTTTACTAAAGGAAAAATAAAATGTCATTAACCTCACCGGGCGTCGAAGTCACTATCATTGACCAAAGTCAATATCTACCTGCACCAGGCGCCACCGTGCCGTTGGTAGTTTTCGCAACAGCACAGAATAAAGCAAACCCTTCTGGTACAGGTGTCGCAGCCGGTACTACAGCGGCAAATGGAGGTAAATTATATCAAATTACAAGTCAAAAAGATTTGGTAGATTTTTATGGTGTACCGTTCTTTTATACAACAACAGCAGGAACACCTATCCAAGGTTACGAATTAAACGAATACGGGTTATTAGCGGCTTATTCCGCATTAGGCACAACCAATCGGGTATATACATTACGTGCTGATATTGATCTAGCAAGTCTAGTAGGTTCAGTTGGTCGTCCTTCAGGTGCACCGGCAAATGGTGCATATTGGTTAGATACAACTACTTCTACATGGGGTATCTTCCAGTTCAATGCAACAACCGGACAATTTACAGCAAAAACTCCAATCGTTATAACAGACCAGGCATATTTAACCAATGGTGAACCTATTGCTAGTTTAGGTAATATTGGTGATTATGCAATTAATGCTACGGTTGAAGCTGATTCAGCATATCAACAATATTATTACAAAACTTCTAGTAATGTTTGGACAACATTAGGGTCCAGAACATGGCGAGGTCAATGGCCAACTGTTCAAGGTACAAATTCTAACCCTACATTAACTGCCACTGACACTTTAATTATTAGTTTAAGTGGGGTGTGGTCTACTACTGTTGCGGTGCCTGCATCCCCTTTTAACACTGTTCAAGGTGTTGCAAATGCTATCAATTCATTGGGATATAGCTATATTACTGCGGAGGTAGTATCAGGTAAATTAGTCTTATTATCTACTCAACCTTCAACTACTGGTAATCAATATCTTGGAATTACTGGCACAGGCACAGTGTTAGCTGATGTAGGGTTAACTGCACAAAATTACTATCAACCTCAAGTTGTATATGGTACTTCAGCAGAAATGCCGTTATGGTCAAGTAGTCAAACATATCCTCATCCAACTGGTTCAGTATGGATTAAGGCTAGCAATGCAGGTCTTGGTTTAACCCCGGTTGTTTCTGAATATAATGCAGTTACTGGTTCTTTTGTAGCAAAATCTGTAACATTAGCTACCAATAACTGGTCAGCAGATGCTACTATTGACGCCACTGGCGGACAAGCGATTCCGGTAGGTACTGTCTACGCACAATACGATTGGAGCTATCCTTTTAAAAACAGCACCTTTCCTATATATTTATGGGAAAGAGCAGCAACAGGGCCAACAGTGGCAACCGGCAGTGAGACAGCTTTCACAATAGCTTTGCCGTATACGTTGTCAACAGCAACTATTACAGTTCAAACCAGTA